GTGCTGCGTCCGTCGGAAACGGACAAGGTGCTCGCCGCCGTCAGCACGCTCGTCGCCGCGCAGCTCGCCGTGAAGGCTGCTGCGGAGTGCGAGGAGCTGCAGTCGTGCGCGGCCAAGACCGACTGGCTCGCGCTCGCCGCTGCGGTGCGGCGCGCATGGGACACGCTGCTGCCCTACGTTCGCGCTGTGAAAGGTCTGTGATGCCCACGATCATCGCCATCATTCAAGCACTGATCGCAGGCGTGCCCCGCATCATCGAGTTGATCAAGTCGGGGCGTGACCCTGGTTCGATCCGTCTGGCTGAGGTCATCTCGACCGACGCGCTGGAGCAGCTCCGCTCCGCACGTTCGACGGCGCAGGACTTCATCGACAACGGCTGACGCTATGTTCAACCCTCCCTTCGTTGTCCTTGAGGGCATCGACGGCAGTGGCACGACGACGCAGGCGCGCCTGCTCGCCGATGCACTGACGGCGATCACCGGCGAGCACGTCGTGCTGACGCGCGAGCCGTATGACATCCGCCTCACCGGGGTGATCCGTGACTGGCTGCGCTCGGATGATCCTCCACACGCCGCACTTCTGTTCGCGTTCCTGGCCGACCGTGAAGCGCACCTGAAGGAAGTCGTGCGGCCTGCGCTCGAGCGTGGCGTGCCGGTGGTGTGCGATCGGTACGTGCTTTCGACGTTGGCCTATCAGACGGAGTACAACTCGTCGGAGCTGGTCTGGGAGCTTGCGTTGCGTTCGCAGGCGCCGAGCATGTACGTGCTGCTCGACGCTGACGCGCGTGTCGCATCGGCGCGCGTTGCTCGTCGTGGCGTGCAGGCGGACTTCTACGAGAAGAACGTGAGCTACCAAGAGCGCGTCGGTGAACGCTACCTGCAAGCGGCAGGCGATCGCCGCATCGGTGCGCCCGTCGTGACCGTGAACACCTCGAGCGCGACCGTGGGCGACACCGCCGTGAACGTGCTCGATGCCGTGCGGAGCACCCTTGGCATCTGAGACAATCCTGGCGCTCGACCTCGGCACCAAGTGTGGCTACGCCGTGATCACCGGACGGAAGCTCGTGGCGAGTGGGCAGTGGAAGCTCTCGATTCGCAAAGGCGGCGAGCGCGGTGATCGCTGGGTGACCTTCCGCGAAGACCTGACGCATCACGTGCGTGCGTACAAGCCACGAGTGATCGCGTACGAGCGCGTGCGCCGACACGTGGGCACTACGGCCGCGCACGTCTACGGTGGGTTCCTTGCGATGCTCGAGCTCGACGCGCTGACGATGCCGAACGTGGAGTGGATGCCGATCGAGGTCACGCAGTGGAAGAAGATGACGGTCGGCAAGGGCAACGCCACGAAGGCGGACGTGCGTGCGTACGTGGACAAGCTCTACAGGATCACCGCGCGCTCTGAGGACGAGGCTGACGCCATCGCCATCGCGACGGCCGCGCGCACCATGAGGAGCAAGCCGTGAAGGTCTACATCTACCCCGCAGGCGAACGCCACCTCGTCGCCATCGCCACCGAGCCAGACCGTGTGCTCGCGCAGTTGTCGTATGGCCCCGAGCTGGACGAGAACGAGTCGGTCCTCTCGCTGCGTGACCACGTTCGCGACAACGTGCCCGGCGGTCCCCACCACATGACGTGGGTTCCTGACCCGCACGCGCATCCGGTCGTGTCTGGGTTCGTGCATCGCCTCGAGGCCGAACACGCCCCGCTTGACCCTACGCCATCGACTCCGCTGTGCGTTAGCTGCGCGCACCGCGTTGTGTGCATACTCGCGATCGAAGCAGAACGCATCGGCGCGGACATCACTCGTTGCCAGCACTTCGTGGAGATCACATGAGCGACAAGAAGAACACCCCACCCGAGTTCGACTACCTTCTGCCCCCCGAGGAGTGCGCGCACATCGGCGCCGTGCTCGGAAACATCGGGCTCGATCCGTGCGGCCACGTGGACCAGTTCCTCAAGGCCGACCGCATCATGTACGGCTGCGGCGACGAGGACGACGGGCTGAAGGCGTCCTGGCTGGAGTACGGCACCGTCGTGATGAACGCCACGCACGGGGAGCGTGAGCCGGACTGGGACAAGCTGGAGGCCAACAACGACGGGTGGACGCGGCCGGATTGGGCCTGGCACCCGTTCAGCAAGTGGGTGATGAAGGCGAGCGTCGAGGCACAACGTGGCTGCACCGTCCTCGCTTTCATGCCGGCTTCTACCGACCGAAAGTGGTTCCATCAGTACGTTGTCGAGGCGAACTCGATCGTGCTGCTCGAGCAGCGCGTGAAGTGCTACGTGCCGCAGCATGGGTGTCCGCCCGTGCGCGGTCCGCAGCCGATGAACGCACACATGCTCGTCCTGTGGACGAAAGACCCGGCGATTTCCGACCGCTTCTACTTGAACTACAAGTCGCGCGGCATGATCGTCGAGCCGAGGCCCGTGTCGTGAGCGAGCCGAGCCGCGTCGCTTGGTGGGCCTGGTGGCTGCTTCTCGCGGGCGTCACCGTCAACTCCTCCGCGTGGTGCCTCATGTGGGCGCGCGACAGCGGATCGGTACTCGGTGGCATCGCGTTCGGCGCGACGCTTGTGGTGCTGTTCGCTCTCGCGGGAGCACCGTTCGTGGTTCCTCGCACCCACGATCACGGCTCGTGATCGTGGGTGCGGACCATCCTCAGTTGGCGCCGGGCGGGACTTCTTCTTCGATCTCGTCCGTGCCGCCGTCCTCGTGAGCGATGCGCTCGGCCGTACCGATGATCATCTCGGCGAGCTGCTCGGGGGTGAGGCTTGCGTACTGGTACTGCTCCGAGTCGGCACGGCCCTTGTGGTCGATGCCGGGAGGCAGCGTGATCGCCTTGCCGTAGTCGCTGAGGCTGATGCCGCCGATCAGCGTGGCCGCGATGCTGTTCACCGCGAGCAGCAGCGCCTCGAGCTTGTCGGCATCGAGTGCGACACCGAACACGAGCGCGATGTTCGTGATGATGGTGGCGAGCGCGATCAGGAACCGCTTGCTCGTGATCAGGGTGACGAGGGTGTTCTTCATAGGGTCTGCGTGTCGCCGAGCAGCGTGTCGGCCGAGCGGGTGAGAGACGCGATCACGTGGATCAACGTGTTCGCCTGTGTGGGGTAGTCGTCGGCCACGTCCACCGCGATCTGCAGCAGCGCACGCTTCGTGTGCGCGATGGTGCGGAGGTGGTCGAGGATGCGGTCATCGAGTCCTTCGTACTCCATCGCCGTTGCTCAACTTGGAAGAGGTGGACGACGCCAGCGCGGCGGTGCTCCTGCACTCGCGCACGACATCGTACGCCCGCTGCCCGAAGCGTTGCACCAGCCGGTCGGAGTGAGCGAGCTCGAGCGCAGCAAGCTCGCGCAGGCTGTGAGCGAGCTCGGTGCTCGTGGAGGTGACACGGCGCGCGTGCGTGGCGGTCGAGGTCTCGGTGGCTTCCATGGTGTCCTCAGTCGAGATCGCCAAGCGGGTCGGCGGGGTCGTACTCGGGCGCGTGCTTCACTTTGATCGCGCGCGCCTTCTCGCGGCCTTCCGTCATCGACGGGGGCTCTTGAATCGAACGGGTCTGCGGGTGCGCGCGTTCGATCTTCTCGATCACGTGGTCGATCGAGTCGGACAGCTGCACCTGCTGATCGAGCAGAACGTCCACGACACGCTCGACCTTGAGGTCGTTGATCTTCAGTCGCGTGTCGAGTTGGTTCACACGCTGCTCGACCTTGGTGGTCGTGGCGCGCACGCGCTTGGTGTCTTCCAAGCCTGGTGGGTCTTCGTCCGTTCGCGTCGCCTGCGTGTAGCCGATCACCGCGCCGGAGATCGCAGCGACCAAGCCCGACGGGCCGAGAATGAAGCGGATCAGGAACTTGCGCCGCTCCTCCGCACGCTTCTCCGCGGCAGCCTGCATCTCGAGCATCGTGCGCAGCAGCTGCTCGGTGTTGTCGGCCTTCGCTTTGCGATCACGCTCACGCTGAGCCTCGAGCTCCTTCAGTTGCTCAAGCTCCTTGTTGAACGCACCCGTGAGGGTGCGGAGCATGTCGTCATCGAGCGGCATGGCGTCACTGGTTCGTGCCAAACTCTTCGATCGTCCACACCGCAGCGATGTTCTTCACCGCGCCGAGGTTCGCGTTCCAGCTGAAGGCGATGCCGACCGTGCCCGTACCCGCAGGAGCGTCCACGGTCACGACCGCGAGCTGGTCGGTGACGCCGCCGTTGATCGCACGCGCGGTGATGTCTTCGTCGAAGATGACCGTGGTGCTCACGCCAGCGGAGTGCGAGAACAGGATCGTGAAGTCCACCTGCCCTGCGCCGGGCGGGGTCGTGTTGTCGTCCCACACGAGCAGCCGCCCGCGGATCTGCCCCACGCGAGTGAGCACTGGCGATGTGCCGCCATCGTAGAGCACCGTCAGCGACGACGAAATCGCGCCGGTGAGCGTGTACTGCTGGCACACGCCGTACGTGGTGCTCGGGCTCACCGCACCGAGGTCGGCGGTGAACGTCCACGCAGGCGTGCTGTCGTACGTCGTGGGGAACAGGTTGAGCGGTGCGTTCAGCACGTTGAGGAAGCCACCGACGATGGCACCACCGTTGAGGTCGGTGCGCCCGTTGAAGTCGTTGGTGATGCCCGTGAACGTGTTGGCGACGGCGAGCCCAGCCTTCTCGGCCTCGAGCTCGTCGAGCGCCGCCTGCACGTCGAGCGCGATCAGGTTGCCCGACGGCGTGTAGGTGATCGCACTCGCCGGGTGCGCGTTGCCGGTGTTGCCGATGTGGCTGTTCAGGATGTCCGCGAGCGCATCAGCGAAGTCGGTGATCGTGCCCGCGGTGATGTTGAACGTGCCTCCGAAGCGGAACACGGATTGCCGCCGCGTGGTCTGGTCGATGACGCCAGAGGCACCGCCGGGATCGGGTTTGTCCACGATCGCGGTCGTACCGAAGCGCAGCAGCACGTCGGCGAGCAGGATGGCGTCGGGGCGCAGACCGGGGCGCGTGGGACCGCCCGAGCCTGTAGCGGGCACCGTAGAGAACGCGAACACGGCAGCGGCCGAGCCGCCCGTGACGAGTAGCGTCGCGCCAGGCCCGGTGCTCGCGGAGGTGATCGCGACCGCGCCCGCCGCGTCGGCGGCGGTGGCCGCACCGCCGAGCTGCGTGGTGATGACGGCAGCGACCTCGGCAGCGGTCGCCGCGGCGATGTTCGCGAAGTCGCCGTTGAAGAACGTGACAATAGCCGGCGCGGCGCCGTCGATCGACACGTCCAGCGTGGAGCCGTCCGTAAGCGCGAATGGCTCCGTAGTGGTCGAGGTGTACGTGGCGGGCGTGCCCGCAGCGTTCTCCGCACCCTGGTCCACGATGAACTGAAACGACTCGGCGCGCAGGTACAGCAGCGGCACACCGTTGCCATCGACGCGCGGATCGCTGAGCGCGCGATCGAACTGGATGAACACCGAGAGCCACTTTTCGTTGCCGGGGTTCGCGACCGCGGTGCTCACCGCGTTGCTGTCCACGGCGAGGTTGAGCGTGGTCGGCACGGGCACGAAGCACCGCTGCCCGATCTGGTCGTACGCCACGCCCGAGTTCACCGTCACGGTGATGTTCGGCGACGGCGATGCCTCGACCACCTCGAGCCCACCGACGATGCCCACGTAGCCGTTGTCCGTGAGTGCGCGCTGATCAGCCTGCTCGGCGAAGTCGAACGCGGTGTCGAGATCGGCCTGCGTGACGAGCTGCTCGAAGTAGAAGTCCTGGCGGTTCACGGGCGGTTCCTACGAGAGAAGGGTGGTCGGTGGGGACGCGGCGCCGAGCAGCGACACGTTCAGAATCCAGTATTGCCGCGGGTCCGGCGGCACGCCGGGCTCGAGGATGCCGAGGATGTGCTCGTGCGCGGCCTTCATGTAGGTCGCGATGCACAGAATACGCGACCGCTGCTCGTCAGTCAGTACGATCGGCGACACGATCCAGAACGAGTACCACAGCGGTGATCCTACGGGCGGCGCAAGGATCGTGTCGATGCCCAGCAGCGACACGTCGAGCTCCCAGAACTGGCGGAAGTTGATCACGTCGAGCGTCACCTCAACGCCAGTGAAGAATCGCACCGCGTTGATGATGCCGTTCGCGGTGCCCTTCTGCTTGTAGATACTGATCAGAATGTTTGCGAGGCGGCGCTTGTCGATCAAGCTCAGGTCGGCGATGCAGTCCGCGAAGGGGTTGCCGAGATCCTGAAGAATCGCGTCGATGAACGCCTCGGGCGCGAGGTCGATGTCGATGATGTCCGTCCACTCGTCCACCGAGCACAGCAGCAGGTCCACCAAGTCCTGCAGCACCGACAGCAAGCGGCGAAGGTCGCCGCTGCCCGGCGCAGTCTCGCACCCGCCCTCGTCCGCCGTGCGGTCCTCGGCGATGTTGAACTGCGGCACGAAGTCGAGCAGCTCGAAGCGACGGCCCAGCGGCTTCGCAGGAACGAAGCCGAGGAACTGCGCCTCACGTCCGATCGCCTCGAGCGCGTTGCCTCCATCGTCCACAACGTCCTTGGCGATCAGGGTGTACTGCGCGCCCTGCGATGCCTCGATGTCGAGCACCACGTCCACGGAGCGCGTGCTCTCGAACACGGGCAGCACGTTCACGACGGCGAGCCGTACAGCGGGGACGCTCACGCGCGTGATGGCGTAGTTGGCTGGGTTCAGCGCGCCGCCCGGTGATGCGTCCAGAAGAACGTCGTCGGTGAAGCGCACACGCACCGTGCGCTTGTCGATCATCACCGCCGATTGCACCGCGGGTGCGGTCGTGTCCGCAGCGATGAAGCTCCACGACGTGTCGATCGGCGAAAGCGCGCCGTTCAACTCCGACACGACGCGCAGCGTGACCTCCTGCTCGCTGCCGAGCGGGAAGAACCCGGCGGGCGGCGTGAGGAACACGGTCACGTCGCTGCTCGTCGGGCCGGTGCTCGTGAACACGCTGCCCGTCCACGGGGCGATGAACGCACCTGCACCGTACACCGCGACGCCATCGACGAGGATCGTCGTGTTCGCAAGGTCAACGCCTGCGCCGTTCGTGTCGGCCAGCCGAAAGAAGATCGGTGTCAGCGCGTTCGGCACGTTGCGCTGACCGGGTGCGGGCACGCGGTCGGCGACGTACAGCTCGCTCGTCAACGTCTCGGGTGCGAGCAGCTGGTCGAAGTACACCGACGGGAGAACCACGGACACAGGCACGCCCGACGGACCGGGAGTGAACACGTCAGCGATGAACTCGAGCGCGAACTGGATCGGCACAACTCCAGCGAGGCCGGCCACGTTCAACGCGAAGTCGTCGAGCGTGATCTCGAAGGGCGTGTTGAGCTGCCCGTAGACCGTCGCGGGGAAGCTCAGCGTCTGCGTGAACGCGCCGACTGTGATCGTGACGGACCACCCGTAGCCAGCGGGCACCGGCTCGTTGAAGCGGATCGCACCTCGCAGCTCGATGCGCTTGGCATCGTTCACAAGGCCGGTCGTGCCGACCTCGATGCGATCACCGACCTCGAGCTCAGCCGTTTCGTCGCGCGCATCGGAGCCAAGGATGAGCGACGCAGCACCGCGGCCGAGTGGCGGTGTGCGCGTAGCCGATCGCCGCCAGAGCTGACGGTACGACTTGCTCGCTTGGAAGGCGCCGAAGGTCATAGGAACTGCGAGGCGAGAGCGTGGAGGGCGACGAGCGCCGCGCTGACGTACACGAGCACGGCAGCGGGCGATCGGAGAACGTGGTCAGGCGGCATCACGGGAGCTGGCGTGCGATGGTGATCTCGTCGAAGGCGGCGCGGCGGCTCACGTCGCTGGCGAACATGCCGAAGCCCGCGCGCCCGCCGGTGAAGGGCAGCGTGCCCGTTGCGATGCCGAGTGCGTCGTCGGTGAAGTTCGCCATGCCCTGAATCGCCTGCCACACGGGCGCGGTCACAGGGTTCGCGGCGAGGTCGTTCTGGAACACCTGCACGAGCACGTCGCCGGTGCCCTGCACGATCACGTCCATGCGCAAGTGCACCCACGTATCGGCGCTCACCGAGGCCGAGCTCTTGCGCAGGATGCCGTTCTCGCCAGCGAGGCCAGCGGGCAGCCCCTCCGCGAGCGAGCCCTTGCGCGTGACGATGAAGGACGGGTCGTCGTCCTGCAGTCCGATCATGTACGCCTGGCCCGCTGCATCGTTTGCCTGCTCGAGCAGGTACAGGAACGGCGCGAAGCCCGTGTTGCCGCCTGATGGCAGCCGCTTGATTGCGCCGGTGATGCGCCCGCCGGTGTTGCCGGGGAACGGATCGAAGTTCACCGCGCCGGTGTACTTGAGCGCGCGTGCGCCAGTGAAGCCGGTCGTGCGCGAGTTGAAGGCGTACACGAAGCTGCCTCCGCCGTTCGGCGGCGTGACACCGGAGGTGACGCCGCTGCGAAGCGAGGTGTTGTCGATGCTGTTGGGGAGAACGGCCCAGTCGGTCGATGCCATGATGCACCTCTCAGAAGTCGGGGTTGATGTCGGTGCCGATCCACTCCTCGGCGAAGAGCGGGAAATCGACAGCGTTGAACACGGCGAAGGTGCCGAACGATGGACGGCCCGCAGTCACGTTGAACTGCGTGTCAGCGGGGTCCGTCGGGAAGATGGAGATGATGCTGCCGAGCGCGGTCGCGTTGAAGCGAGTCGAGCC